CTGCAATTCCACCAGTATGATTACCGTTGGTATTGAGGGAGGGGGAGGCCATGAACGCTCTAATAAAAGTGTTCATGAAATCAACAATTAGAACTTCAGAATTGACAGATCTATTCAATCCGCCAACTTTTTCTTCTTGTTTTACATTATCAAATAAAGAAAACAACCTCTTTTTTTCACTGTCAGATAGATTACTCATTCTCAGATGATACACCAGAATCTTCATCCGTGTCAACAACTGCGTCATCAACAATGATGCTATTTGGATCTTTGTATTTCATAACTACAGCGTCACAAATCTTCAAGTAAACTTCTTCACTCAAAGCTTTGTCAGTCTTCATTGTTTCTACAAAGTCCTTGGATTGGAACTTCCATTCACTACCATCATCCTTCTTATAGGTATAATAAGCACCACCTTGTTTTACCAAGTTGTTTTCCTTCAACACTTTGATCCAACTGCCATAATCAGCAATTCCACTATCAAAGTAAATATCAAAAGATGCTTGACGTTGTGGTGGTCCCATACGGTTCTTGACAACTACTGCTTTACATTCATTGCCAATAACTTCTTCACCTTTCTTGAGTTTACCAGTGTTGTTCAGACGAACACGAACTGAACAATGATAAGCAAGTGACTTACCACCTGATACTACATACTTGTCACCAAATGCCATAGCATTTAGATTCTGACGTAATTGGTTAGTAAATACAGTAAGTACTTTTTGACGACCAATCATAGTAGTAATCTTACGCATTGCTTTGCTGATAATAATAGATTTACCAGTAGCAAATCCATCTTTACCGTGATCACTTTCTAGTTCTGCTTTTGTGGAAGCAGCAGCAACAGAGTCAACAATAATTGTAAGAATACGGTCTTTGTTTGACTTACGTACAATTCCAATCATTTGTTCCATCTTTTCAAAAATATCTTCAACGGTTTCACATTGAACATATAGAAGTTTTGATAGATCTACACCAAGACTCTTCCAGAATTCAGGAGCAGCAGCATTTTCAGTGTCAATAACAACTGCAATGCCACCCTTCTTTTGTGTATCTGCTACAACATGAGCAGAAACTAGACTCTTACCAGTACCTTCCAAACCATTGAATTCAACCATCTTTCCAACTGGCAATCCACCGTGAGGACGATTGCTAATAGCTAGATCAAGAATAGAAGAACCTGTACTAATCCAATCACTAATTTCTGCTGGATTTTCTTGCTCATCCAAGAAATATGCAATCTTACCACCATCTTTATTGGCTTTATTCAACTCATTTGCTAGTAATTCAACTAACTCATCTCTTTGAGGAGTATCTTGCGTAACTTGATTTTTCTTTTTCATAAATTTATATAACTAAAATAGGGGTGGCAGTAATATATACTACCACCCCATTACAAACAATTAATTTTAACTGTTAAACAAGTTATCAAAAGCAGCAGTTACATCATCTGTATTTGCTTTGGATGCCTTTGCACTTGGTGATGCGGTACTAACTTTAGCTGTACTTGGAGCTGGTGCTGTTGCAAATGGAGGAGCGTCATCTTCCACAATTGCGTTGACAGTACCTTCTGTAGCCTGAGCTTCAGGATTCAACCAAGCATCCATTACTGACTTTAGTTCATCATATGAAAACTCTGGAAATAGATCCAAAATGTTCACTTGTTGAGCAAGAACATCCTTTTGGGATACGTCAATTGCAATAGTTGCATTTGGCTTGACACGGATAGTAGTTTCTGGGAATGACTTACCAGAATCTTCTGCGGTACGGAATTCTACAACAATGTCACGACCATGGACTGGATCAGTGATATCACCGTAATCAGGATCATTGATGATTGATAGAATCTCTTGGTAGACATTCTTACCAAATCCCCAGAACTTAATTCCTTCACTTTCTTCACCACGAACCAAGATTGGAGCGTATGTACGCATCTTTGGTTCCATCTTACGTCCCAACTGCCAATCTTCCTTGTTTCCGGTCTTCTTCATACGATTTGACCATTCAACAATTGGATCTGGACGGTTGAAGCTATCAGGAGATAGATAAGTCTTGTTGTTGATATTATAATGGAACTTCAACTCAATAAACGGATTATCAGGTTGATACTTGTAGGGAACAATACGTACAACTTGTTTGCCTGGCTTTGGTTTCCAGATTAGTTGAGTTTTGTTGTTTGTGTTTGAAAGTGAGTTCAAACGACTCTTTAGCTTACTTAGGTCTAATGCCATAATTAGTAATTATTTAATAGTTAATTTTTAAGTGTTAATTAATAAGTTTTGTAACTCATTGAGTGACTCACACGAATCACTTGTTCATAACACTACATAACTATGGCACAGGACTCAGAAAAGTTCAATTAATTATATTGAAAATTTTGACGGGAATAATTCTGACGGACACATCACCAGTTAAAATAATTGAGTTTTGGTACAATTCCCAGTTCAATTGAAAGGTTTTATCAAAAACACCACTGTTTTCTTCAGCGATCAACTTATTCATTGCGTTCAATGTATAAATTGTATTGGTTTGTTTTTTTCTATGTACGCTTATTGTATTTGGCAATTTGTTGAATTTATCATCTGTAAGTTCAACATTATAAGTCAGATACAATTCTTTTAAATTTTTTGTATTACTGAATATAAATATTTTTTCATTTAGAATAGTGTAGTTTTGTTTTATCAAATCTACGCAACTCAAATATTCACTGGACGTAGTGAATGTGCAAAGTAATTGTTTTTTCATTTAATTATTAGTTGTTTACCATCTACATACCACAATTTGCCCACTACGTTACCGTTAGAGTCATACCATGTATTTTTCTTTTGATAAAAACCAAATGAATTGGCTTCTTCAAGGGTATACTCTGTTCTTAAAATTTTCTCTACTTCTGCAGCATCTGCTTGTTTTTCTTGTGGTGTTCTGGTGTCTTGTTCTTCACCATCTTTTGGTTTTTCATCAGTTTTAGCGGCAGGTGAATCTGGAGCTTTTGGTTGATCTGGAGTTGGTTTTTGTTCTGGTTCTGCTTTTGGTTTTTCTTGAGTAGTTGGATCATCTGCAAAAACATTTGGATCACCTTTGGTTGGATTTTTCTCAAAGTGAGTTCCCTTTGCAATTGCTTTTTGTTTATATTCCGGTGTTGGAAAGGTTACAAGAATACCATTTTTGTTGTATGCTTGACGTTCTGGAAATTTTCCTTCTACAACGTTATTTAGATAATCAGTCACCGTTTCTACTGACATACCTACTTCCAATAGATTACCTCTCAAGATTTCAATGTGTTCTTGTTTGGTGATATCAAATACACCATCTTCAATAGATATGTCTCTGCTTGATTTGTCTAATGCTTCAAAAATTAATTTCTTAATGTTCATATTAAAATACTTTATCTTGTGGTATTGCGGTTTTATTTACTTCAGCTTTGAATGTAAAACTACTTTGACTGTCATTTCTTAGTTCTACTAATGAATAATAAGGAACTACTTCATCATCAATTATCTGTAATTCAAATATAAGATATAAATAAATAATAAAATAATTTCCATCCTTACTCTTTTTTATTTCAATTTTACCAACTTTAAAATCACCACCTTTTTGTTCTGCTATACTTGAAATTGAATATTCTTTCTTCTTACCCAATCTTTGAATCTTTTTTCCGTCATATTTAATCAACGGAAGACCATCATTCTTACCAAATATAGCTTCAGCAGATATTTGTGAGGAAATGTTTATAAATTCATCTTTGATCTTCTTTTGATCACTTAAACTGCTTCCTTGACTCATTACTTTATCCAATATCTTTTCAAAAAATTCAAATGCAAGAATATTAGAATTGAAATAAATGACTGGTTTGAATGCATCTCTGTCAATCAAAGTTATTGGTTCACAGGTAACTTTTTTTGTAACGCATTTACTATTTTTTAATGGTACAAAGTATGTATTCCAAATATTATTGATATTATTCTTAATACCTGTTATAGTAGATTCATTAATATCTTGTACATCAGTTACAAATATTTTATTGTTATCTAGTTGTTTTGATTTTTGAATTATTCTACCAATTAAGCTTTCATAATTGATTTTTCTAACTTCTCTAACCAAAACTGCGGTATTTGTATAAAAACTATGAGTTACTTTGATTGGTTCATCTTTTCCTTCATTTGTTGTTTCTATTTCTTTTCTTAAATTTTCTTCTGCATTTACCAATGGAAAATACTTTGTTTTAATAGCTTGCATTTCATCTTTAAATCCTAATACAATAGAACCAAATACTTTGGTGGTAACTTTTTTCAAATTACCAGCAAATTCACTCATTGTATCAGCTAATGATTTTGGTATATTACCAACTGCGGTAACTAGTTTTGTCAAACTAGATTTCAACGCATTCATAAACTCCACTTCAGTCAACAATTGTTTGTCAACATAAATGTCTTGAAAAATTTCAGCAATATAAGATTCATTGATTTGAAGGAAATCATCAGGAGTTAATGCCTGTGGATGTCTTATACTTGGTGATGCGGATGAAGTATCCCCCAACATTGGTCTTAACAATGTTAATATTCTACCAGCTCTACCTTTACCAGCCTTTAAAGAAACTATTGCAAACCTCTTACTGGTTTCTTTGTTTTTATTATCCAAAATAACACACAAACTTTGTTCTTTGCCTGTACTACCTACTTTATTACTTTTTAACGCAGAATAAACTTCATCTGGTGTACATCCATACAATAATACAGCATCACCAGTATTTTCTTTGGACTTATCTTTGCTCTTATATTGACTTAAATTAAATGCATCATAAAACTTAGTTATGTCTTTGTTGATAAATCCACTTGGTTTTGTACCAGTAACTTCTTCTAATGATGTTCCTGAATTTCTGCCTGAAATAGAATCATAGTAGTTTTTGTATGCCAAATAACCTTTATACAATTCATTCTTCTCAAGACTCAGTTTCATCAATGGATCTTTTGAAATCTCATTTACTTTGAGTCCAATCTTTTGATCCAATTGAATCCACGTTTGAACTTTTCTTAATGCATCAATATGATAATTACCACTGTCACCAAAAATGACATACAACGGCCATGTTTCTTTAATCTTAGTATCTAGTGGTGTGTCAATCTTTTCAAAATTTGCAACCACTTCATCAAGCAAGTCTAATAAATCCTTTGGTAAAGGTAATAAAGCTGCTTTTGGTGTCTTTGGTTTTGCTTCTTCAATACTATCCATATAGGATAAATATTTAGAAAAACAAAAGAACTCCAATCTTTTTAGATATCTACCACTGTCATCTCATTATAATTGCGTCCAATATAACATTTTACAGGAAATTGATTGTTTGACATCAATCTTTTCAATTCCACCAAAGTTTCTTTTTTGTCACCTTTATGACAATCAAACAACACACTGTCATAAGTATACAGTATAGCCTTGGTTTGTTTTTTGTTACACTCAAGATATTCATTGACCCTTACCAATGACTGCATTCCAAACTCCGTTTCACTGGCTTGTAAGATATAATTGAACAATTTATTTGGATTTGGTTCATTTATATGGTTTGTAGTAATCCTTCTTTTATAGATTGGTGTTTCTACATAACCATTTTCATTAAAAAACTTCCATCTATGAGCAATATAATCACTCATTTTCTTATAATAAGGAACCTCTAACAATTCAGATGGAATATTACCATACATACATTGAAATGTAAGATTCTTTGACGCTTTGATTTCATCTTCTGTTAGACTGTCCTTACCATAATACAATCTTCCAAGATACTCATAAGCATTTGGAGGAAGGTTATAATTGATCAACTTTGCAACTATGTGGGGGTGGTAGGCACTATAATCAATCATGAACAACATACCATCATCACCATATCTACTGATAAATGATGATCTACACCCATTTTCTTTGTTTAGAGCACTATAGTTAACGTTACCAAACCTATTACTAGGTCTTCCTGTTGCGGTATATAGGTTATATTGTGTATAAACATAACCATCCTTATCTTTGACCGTTTTGTTTTCAAAATGCCTATTAAACAATTCTACGTCAACTTTTAAACCATTGTGTTCAAGAATTCTAAGATTTTCAGTAATAGTTCCGTTAATACTATAAAAACTATCATCCAACTTTAACATTTGAACTCTTTTAAGCATTTCACCATACATCTTCTCAAACTTCTCTAAATGTTTCACAATTGGAATACATTTATTCAAATCACTATAACACATAAACTTGTGTTTATAAAATGAATGAGCAGTTGTATCAAAACCAGTATAATCATCAATCTTACCGTCAGTAATAAAAAACAAGATGTTAATATCATACAAATTCTGTACTGGCATCAGATGCATGAACTTCTTTTTATCATAAATCCACTTTTTTCCTTTGAGTTTATTAAAGTCTTCAATCAATGTGGTTTTATCCACACAAAATCTTGAGTCTGGATGATCTACAGAAATTATATAAGTTTGTTTACTTTTGATTGTATAAATCATTAATAAACACGGTTCATCTGCACATGGATGAAAGCATTCATCATTTTGAATGCAATCCATGATTAAATCACTGTTCCAATTATCTTGTAAAAAGTTTTTGTAACTCTCAGTGTCTTTGATGACCATACCGCAAGTATATCCACAATGTATATGGTGTCAATTTTATACTTTTTATCTATAAAATTCAAGCGGATCTTTTAAAACTCCTGATATTCCTGGCATTAATTTTTCTGCATTTCTAATAGAAGACAAATTATCTTCTCTAACACCACTATATGTTTTAACCTTGTTTTGATAAACATCTGTTTTTGATCCTGTTATTCTCCAAATCAAATTAATTTTAGAATACAATCCATTTATAATATTATTATAGGAATCACCGGATACTTCATATATTGTTCCATCATTGATTTTTTTTGCAAAATATCTGGTTATATAACCTCTATTATAATCATCTGTAGTAGGAGCTGGTTTTGTATATACAGGATAATCTCCTTGTATTATATCAAAATATAGTCCTCTAGTATCATCAGTATATGTTTTCATTATTTACCTATTAAATTGTAAGCAGGTCTTAATTGTGCTTTTAATCTTGTTTCCCATGTATTTTCATTGATAACATGAGTCACATTTGTTACTTGAAATACTACTACATCATCATTAAACGGAGGAGGTAAATTTGTAATTCTGAAAAATTCAAATGTCTTGATTCCTGAAATGCCCATCAAACTTATTTCAATTTCTACATTTCTTAGCGGTGAATTATAAATGTTTGTATTTGTTTTTAAATCACCATCATTTAACATATTGACCACAAGTTCTTCATATGGAATTACAATATCTACTATATCATACTTGTCATAGTTAACAGTTGTTGCTCCGCCAGTTCTTTGTGAAACAGGAGCAGTTTTAGTTTCATACAACGTAACTTGTAAAAATCCATCACCGTATTTGTTTCCGTCTTTTAATATTTGTTTGAAATAATAATCTGATGTATCTGCATTTTTTTGGTTATCAGGTGTTTGATTAGTTGTTGATTTTGTTTTTAAAATTCTATCTGTATATACAACTTTTGGTTTTGTACTATTTGCATTATTTAACAAATTACTATAGTCAAGCAATTGATTTGATGTAGTATAATCATATGAACCAGCTTTAAAAATAATTTGATTTGCTTGAGCATTTGATAAATTAGTTGTAAAGTTCAATTTTTTAATAATTGAATTATTTGTCATATACTCAAATTTATAAATTTCATGTGTATAATCTTTGTCTGGCGGTCCTTTTGTGTCTACAATTTTTAATGTAGACTTTCCATTTACATCAGGAGCATCAACAACGGTCAATTCCCAAAAATTACAACTAGCTTCATTGATTTGTCTACAAATAACATCGTACACTTCTTTTAGATTTTTGTTGTTTGCATCTAAAAGAACACTTTGTAAAAAGTTCAAATTTATATAGATATTTTTTAAATATCCACGTTTCAAATTGTCTGGAATTCTAACTCCACCAAATGTTTGATCTTTTGCTGGTACAGCAGTGTTTTGTCTACTATTTTGATTATTTGGTCTTTGTTCTGGACGAGGTGTGTCATATAGTGCTCGTTTATCTTTAAAAGATTTTTTATCAGGTGGAATTTCTTTATTTGGTCTACCCCACACATTTAAGATATAATCTAAATCTTGTCTTTGTAGTGTAGTTAAAAACTTACCCGTTTTTGCTAATGCACAATCCGCACCAACGTTATTATTCTTTTTGAAAGAAAATGGTATAACTGGCGCATGTTCATCAAAACTTTGATCCAATACAGGATTGCCATTTGGTATTCCGTTATCATTAACATCTAATACATCACCGCCCAGTTCATTATAAATCTGTGAAGTAAATGGTAATGCTGCACCGGCAGTTCCTATTATAGTAGAAACGGTTCCTATCGCAGCGGAAGCTTGAATTTTTGGTTTTACATTTCCAAGTGCAACTTTTAAAAGTTTACCTGATAGTCTTGAGTTTAATTTAGGAGCATTAGCATTTGGAATCAATACAGTCTTTTTTGTTGATATTAAATTGTCATGCGCACCAATTGTAATGTCATCAATATTTAAATCAAAAAAGTATTGTGTATAATCTTTAACATCACCAATATTTTTTATTCCATTCAAAACGTCAACCAATAAATCCATGGTTATCCATGTAAAATCTGGCCCTTTTTTATTATTAGCATCAAAATCTCTTTCTGCTGTATAATTAATTACTTGTTTATTTCTACCACTAAAAATATGATCAGGTAAATTTTCAAATTTAGATCCATATTTTTTCTCATAACCATCATTTGATTTTAATATTTTTGCAAAATCTTCACTTAATCCAGATTGACTATTACCTTGGTTGTCAGTAGCAGTCACACTATTAACAAATGTCTCCACCAAAAGTTGATATTTTGTTCTAAATTCAGTTTCTTTACTGTCTAATTTTCCATCCTTATCAATTATCTTTCCCTTAATAATGTTTTCTTGTGAATCTTTTCTAAAACCAGAATAAAGAAGTTGTCTACTTGCAACTTCAGTCATTCCAATAATAATATTATCATTAATGGTATATTCAAAATTTATAACTTGACCAATTAGAAATTCATAGTTTCCTTTGGATTTAGGAACATATTCTGAATATCTGTTATAATGGTTGTCCCATATATCTATAATTTGATTGAAATCTGATAAGTTAATCAATGATTGTTGATTGAATGTGTTCCATCCAAATTCTACTATTACCGTTTGAAGTGGAGTTAGAAAATATGGAGTAATTGCTTTTAACTGTTCAATTGAATGACATGTCCAATTTATTTTTGCTTTTGCAAACCAAGATTTTTGTATTTCAGTTTCAATGCTAATGATACCAGGATCAGGTATATTTGGTCTAGTGGAAGATTCTATATATTTTGGTTGTAACTTACAGTTATATCCATATATTTGTTTGGACACACCATATGGAGCTTTTCCATCAATTCCATATCTATTAAAAAATCCGTCACCACTTGCAAATACCAATCCCCATTCATTATCATTATCACTAATTAAATTTGCATTGCCATTTGGATACTCAACCATACCATTTGAAAATACTCTGGTCCATGCTTTTCTAGGACCAGCATATTGTGGCAAATCACCTTTGAATTGACCTTGTATTCCTGTTGACAAGGAATTTTTTCTAAAATCAAGTTCATCTATAACCCACGTTTCAAATGGGCCTGCTTCCCATGGTCTTTCTTTGGACATATTAAGAATTAATTAGTGTAAAATTTTGTAAAATTGTTTGTATGTCAGTTGGTATTCTCAATTGTTTGTTTATATCCAAACTAAGTTTACCTTTACCCAAATTGTTTGCAACCGCAATTATCCACCATAAACTCACATCATTATAATATCTATAAGCTATTTGGTCAAGATAATCATTGTCTGACACTGTAATATAGATATCACTTGGAGACTCTGGTATAGCTGGATATAATAAAGTTTTATATACCCTTTTTCCATCCCATCTTTTATCTATTGTTGTGTAGTCATATCTATTCATATAATTATCCAATTTCCATCATGTCAATTTCTCCTGTACGTCTTGCATTAAACTCTTCTTGTTGTTCAATTTCTTGTGCGCTTGCCAAAACAGATAACTGTCTTTCAAATGGACCTCCTGTTCTGATATCACCAAAGTTATTTCTACCAACTTTTGGTTTTTCTTTTTCAAGAATATTTGCGTCTATGTTTATTTCAACTTCTCTTGGAAACTGTGCTACAGTTACATTATCATTTGTTTTTAATCTTCCTTTCAAGTATTCAAATGTATTAGTAGTATCAGAAATAGTTTCCCAAGTTGCATTGTCTGGAATTGTCATACCAATACTGTTAATAACTATTGGTTGATCTTTATATATATCACCAATAGTGATCATAACCAAAGGTGGAACAATAAATCCATTTTTATAATTTACTGGTTTTGTCAATCCCATCAAGTAATTGATTCTTTGCCACATTGGGAAAAGTTCTTTCACACTCATTGCAACTACAGAAAAATTGAATCCAAGTCCTCTAGTGAATCCTTTGTAGTTATATACTTTATCTGCATTTCCAATATATTGAAAATCATCCCATGTTGATACAGATCTTTCATTTATAGCTTTTACAGTTGCTCTAAATGGTATATATTTTTGATTGTATATATCATAAAAATAAAACTTAATCAGATCTTTATCAATAAATGCATCTGTACTGGATTGTACATTTAATATGTTAATTAAATCACTTTTATTAACACCTGCAAATCCTTTTCCTTCTGGATCATCTAATAAATCTTTTCCGTTCTTATATTTTTTATATTCACGTATATAGGTGATTTGATCTTGATCTTGTCTGTCTTCAAGTTTTGTTGGAGGATCATATGTATAATTTGATCTTAATATAAGTTCAAGTTTTTGAAGTTGTTCATTAGCTAAAATTGTCTGCGGAGAAGTTGGAACTTGAAATTTTGTTGGATAATTACTGTTTAATAAATAATCAGTAAACAAAAATAAAATATCTGATACTTCAAATCCAGGATTTAAAACGTTAATTCCAGCAAAATATGTTTTATTGACAGCACCTATGAATGAAAAACCTTCACCAATTTTCATTGAATTTATATTAGTAGAATCAATTGAAAAACTTTCAGCACTGTATTTTGAAATTGCGCTATTATATTGACCTACGTATCTTGAATATTTATCAAATGTAGGAGTTCCTTCCAAATCTCTGTTATCAGGCCCAAATCTTTGAACTGCACCTAAAGTATCATACGTATTAACACCATTCTTATCATATGAAACAATTCTTTTATTGTTAACCATCAAATTATATGTTTGATCATCACCCTTATATATTGTTCCATCTGGTTGTCCAATTGCAGAAAATGTACCAAACAATGTACTACTCTTGAAATAGTTTGCAATGTTTTTAATAAAGCCAGGTTTACTTGGACTACTTAAATATTTGTAATTTTGTCCACTATAAGCTGCTTGTGCAGTTGCACCTCTTGTTAATCCCTTACCATCACCAGGATTTATAATTGACAGTGGAGTACCACCTTGACCAGGAGCAGTACCTCTTGGAGGAGGATTTGGTGGATTGAATCCAAATGCACTTGCAACTCCTTTTACACCCAAAGCACCAAGAACACCACCTAAATTTGGTTCAATGTGTCTCAATGGTCTATCCAATATACCAAATGATGCAACTCTTGCAGCTGATTGAATTGGCATCAATGGATTATATAACTTAGTTTCATTAAAAGGTTGATATCCTTGTAGATATATTTGCTTTAATAAAAATTTAATACCAGGATTTGATGCGGAATATTTTGTTACTCTGACAACATCAATTGCAGCTGAAGGTTGGAATGGTGCAAACTTAAGAGTAGAATTAAGTCCTCTATTTGCATCATTAATGTTTGTTACAATATAAGGTTGATTTGCACCAATAACTCCACCAGATTCACCTTCTGGATAAGGACTGTACTTACTATATAAAATACTACTATTTGGAGTAAATAAAGTACTTAATTTATTTGCATCTCTTTCATTTACTGTAGGAGGCAAAATCAATCCTGCACCTTGTATTTGTGCATTTGTCGTTGTTTCTGGATTATTTAGATTTGTTGAATTTGCCATATAATTATGTTAAGCTTGTTTGCATTGCTACTCCGCCTGAATCCAATCTGAATCCTACATTCTTAGAAATTCCGGTGATCATCTTTTGACCGTCTAAGTCAACGTTTATTGTTATATTACCAATACCTTCTTTAATACCTTGTTTTATAGCTCCTACTATAGATGCTTGATTAATAGCAAGTTCATTAGCAACAGCAGCATTGTTTGTATTAACTGGCATACCAGCTTCATTTGTTTTATTGATCATACTGCTAAATGAAGGTAAATTTGGTCCACCAAATAAACCGCTTATAATATTAAATCCAGTTCTAAATGGAGCCGTAATTGCATCTAACAAAGATGCACCAATTGAAACTATACCATTTAATATTCCCAATCCAAGTTTTGAAGGAGAATTACCAACAAAAATATTTTTTATCCAATTATATGCATCAACGAACGGTTGTATGATAGTATCATATAATGCACCTCCAATTGCTTGTAATCCACCAAGAAATCCCTTTGGCGTTTCTTCCCATCTCTTCATCAGTGAAGTTATAAATGTAAATATATTTAAAATTACACCAAATGGACCCATAAATTTACCAACTATGCCAAATGTTCTTAGTAAAAAAGTTCCAATTGATCCCATTTTTCCAAATATACTAGTAATTTTTCCAATGAAACCAATTGCATTTGTTGCTTGTGTTCCTTGAAAAAATGAAAATGCTGCTTTCATACTTTGAAAAAATGGTAAACCAAGATCTCTCACATATGAAAAATAACTGAGAGCCTTCCCAATTCTTTCAATTGTAGGAGCTATTGTATTCATCAAGTAAATATAAGGAGCAATATATTTAAATGTAGACAAAATTGCAGGTAGTATATAAGTAGCCGCACTTAACAATGGTTCTACTATATCCATTACAGGTTTTGCTAATTCCATCATCAATTTATTAAATTGATTTTGTAACTGATTAATTCTTTCTTGATTAGCTCGTTGTCTTAATTTAAGTTCTGCTTGTTTACCGATATCTTTTGCTTCTACATCTCTCGCCCTCTTCATTTCTTGCATTTTATCCAATTGAGCCTTTTGTTCAACGGTACCATTCATTCTTATGTAATTAAGCTCTTTATCAGCTTGAATCATTTCTTGCAATTCAGTGACTGTTTTTCCTGATGCTTTTGCAAATGCTTCTGCTTGAAATGGGTCCATTGCATCAAAATTCATGCTCTTTGCAACCTTTAAAATTTCTCTATTAGCACCAAGTATATCTTTTCTATAAGCCAATTCTCTTGCTCTTTGAAATGTGATATTTGTACCCAACAAAACACTAGCTTCAATTTCATCCGTTATACTAGCATTAAAATCCAATAATTTTTTAGCAGTATCTGCCATTTTTTGGAATGTTGTTCCCATTTGTCTAGCTTCAACTGTGCCTTTAATTAGATTTACTACTGAACTTCCAGTATAAATTCTTATATCATCAGATGCATCTGCAATTTCTTTCATTACTTCAGGCAAAGGAACTCCAGCTGCATTTGCCATTGATTTTGCAAAACCAATCATTCCTTTTTGAGATGCAGCGGTACCTCTGGATATACTAGAAATTGACTTTAAAAATTTTGCACTTTCTGCTTCACTGATTCCAAGTTGCGCAGATAAAACTGCTACATCTTTTACTAAATCTTTATTTACTGCAACCAACGCATTAAATTCTTTACCAATTGCAGTGGTTGCAGCAACTACGCCATCAAATGTAACTCCCAAATCAGCCAAGTCAATTGCAAGTGACTTAACGTTTTTTTCTAAAACATCAAAGTCCTCCCTTAAAAATCCAAAACTTTTTCTGAGAGTAAATGCTGCTTTATCAAATTCAAAATACATTTTTACGCCTTTAAGAATAACATCTTTCCAAGTTGGAACTGTACCTGATAAAAGTTTGCCAAACTCACCCATACTGCTCACAGTATCACCAAAAACATTTTTTAACACATCAGCAAGAGTAACATTTTGTCGTAATGTTGGTGTAAATGATTGAATTGATGTTATCTGATCATTCAGAGCTTTTACAACTTTACTTTGATTATTAGCTGTTGTTGACACATAACGAAGT